TTGAACAAGTAACCAGTCGTAAGGTGCCACGCGCCACATTTCCCGCTTAATTTAGTTCATAAAGTACGTGTATTACATAGGACCCTAGTCAGTCTGCGTTTAAAAGTCGAGATGTTGGGACTGTCGTGGAGTTTAAATCGCGCGCCACAACAAATTCAACAATTTCCAACGGCTTCTTTGACCAATAGGCAACAAGCACAGCAGAAAATCGATAAGGAATATGCCGGTGCCAAGAATACTGGAGGACTTACGTGGCCGGGATCGCAATTTACCGGACCCGGCAACCGTTTGGTAGATGAGAACAATAAATCTAATTTTACAGAGTTACCCAAAACCGATTTGGATTGGGTAACGATGGAACACGATGTTGATTATTTCAATGCTGCCAACCCCACCAAAGATAAAGTATGGGAAATGGATAAAAAAGCAATCAAGGCAGCCTGGGATGTGAATGATCCGTACTACGGTGCCGCTGCTACCATAGTGGGTTTAGTCGCAAAGAACATTGCGGAGCGTACGGACGAAGCTATCACCGGTGATCCGTTCGCTATATATCCACAATCGAAAAAATCGTCGTACGAAATACCTTGGTTCAAACCACGACCGCAAATTCGGAAGAAAGAATTACGTGAGTATCATGCCTCATCGTTATCAAGGTCCCCCTCCACCACAAAGGCCTAATTGGTCTAAACTTAATAGTTCCCAACGCGCTTACGCTATACGACAGTATAATATCGGTCGAACTCGTCGTAACCTACCAATTTTTGTTCTAGGTGGAGGAGGTGATCGAATAGATTCCTCGGCGTCCGAACAGAGTTCCGAACACTCGTCTGGGTCCAGCGTGCAAGCCAGTCAAAATTCTGACCCGGCTGACGATACAGATAGTCTTAGGACTCCTTCGGTGGATTGGAGCGAAGACAGTGTATTCGGGGATAACGCCGATTCTGATTTTGATCATATTATCAGTGCTGACGACGTTGTTGCGGGGACTAGTGCTGCTGGTGGAATTACTGATAAAGAGCTGTGGCCTCATATACCGGATAGCGATTTACACATGGCAACTAATGTTTCCAGTACAAAGAGGGGATCGGAGGAGCCGTCTAGTTCAAGTGGGGACTCAAAGAAACAGAAGAAGAATGGTATGGAACTCCCTGGCACGGGCGAGTCGGGTGGTTCTGATCCAGATACTGGGAATCCTAGCCCTGAAAACAGTATCATACCTCGGCCGCTCCAATCAACTAGTGGATATAAATTGGTGTTTAGAAAAAATCACAGCTTACTATCCTACGGACTGGCATGGAAGATTAGTAAACTTGATGGAACTAGTAAATCTTATCTTACAACAACCTCTCTGATGAGTTTGCCGGTAGAACAACCGTATTTCTACATGTCACCGGCTGAATTCGATTGGTTACCCAGGGGAGCAATGTGCAAACACGTTAAAGTGACGGCCGTAATGCGTAACCCACGTACGGCTTTCGAGACAAATTCGTCGAGTACGACTCTGGCCACGTTGAATCAAAATAAATTCATAGCTATTGGCGAAGGTTTAAACTTGAAAACGCGTGGAATAGACCGTGCCATGAAATTTGGCAGCAGTACGGCGGCAATGGTGAATCAAGGCACGGAGGAGTATGTAAAATCGCATCACGAGAAGTTTATATTAGCAGCGTACGGGTCTCTCACGAAAACACCTACGTTCCAAGAGGGGTTCAAGGCGTTGCCGTGTTCGTCGCTAATGTTACCCATGATGTTAAACCGGTATTTTTGTACCGTCGCCACCAACGATCCGATCAACAAGGACATTGGGTGGCCAAACCTGTCTCAACATATACGGAAAGGTGACGCTAGTTTCTTAACCGGTAAGACGGTCGCCACGTATTCCTACTCTCCTAAATGTGGATACTTATCGCAACCATTCCAAATGCGCGTAAATGGATATTATGGCGATGAGTCAAACGATTTTACAAACAATAGCGTCACGGCCATCAATAAAAATGGAAATTTATTATCGTCCATTGTTCAAACGGATTTGGCGAGTGGTGCCATGAAGCAGTCTGACAACAACATTATAGATTACGAATCAGGCGAGTGGGATTGTCTCGCGCAACGTAATGGCACTCATTATATGACTCCCATTGAAAAATCACAATATATCATGCACGGACCACGTGACACTAGTCTATGTCACGTACAACCTTCACTGCATTTGGGAGTATTCCCCGTACCCCGCATGACTACAAACGAGTTGAAGACCGTGCCAGAAAACTATACTGATATAGAAGTACAATGGGACATAAACTGTGAAATGGTCGTTGAATTTGGATACGGTACAATGAATTTGACTCATTACGATAAACCTTATCTGGTGAATATTGAAAACGCAGCATACGGTGCTTCCATATCGTCCGATAAGAACACCTATTTCCAAAACCAGTATTCGAGCATCAACGGCGAGTACGTGTGCCGGGTGAAGAAATCCACCACATAGCAATTACAGAACTATCGAGTGGCCAGGAGAGTGGACGACAACTTTACAGATATCATTATTCAATAATATACACATAAAATTATATATATATTCTTTGTTTATTCAATAAAATCTTATTATTTAAAATACATTATGACTTGTTATTTGGATTTACAACCTTTATCCACTTTGTTAGTAATACATAAAAAAATAATGGGTTTAGTTTTTTATTATATTGTTTTAAAAAGGGTGCTGATTTCCATTCGTACGTGACCAATCGGTCAGCGAACGCTGGATCATTACAAATACTCAAAGTGTTGTTAGTTAAAAGAAAAATAGGTGGGCCTTGTAGAGGTTGGTCGCCTTTGTACTTAACATGCACACGAGTAGTGTCACCGCCGAGCAATTCTTTAATTTTTTCTACGTGAAATGTTTCGTAGTTTGGTTCGTTCCACAAGACTAGTCGTTTTCCGGCGCCATCGGCCCACGAAAAATTATTAGTCTTATTGGCGGTACCGAACATTCCGTAATTTAAAAAATAACTCGCTACTGCGTCGAAGAAAAAATTTTTACCGGCACTTGGTGGAGAAACTACGCACATACTATTGCGTTTCGGAACCAGTTTGTCAACAATTGCGTAAACATCGTATAAAAACTTAGAAATGAGGTCACCGTCGTTGTCAAACTGGTAACACAACAGTTCCTCGGCTATTTGAACAGATGTGTGTACGTCGTAGTAAACCTGTTTTTTATCGCGAGAATAAGCGTTAAAGTACGGCGTTATTTTACCACTCGAATAATAATCGTTAAACTCGGATACCGACCATTCTCGTATTCTAGCGCACCAATTTCTCAAGGCTACACGTATTTTTTTACAATTATCGTCTATATGATTTAAATGGGGATTATTATAAAATTCTTTAACATTATAAAAGGCTTCGGGTGGACAACACGGATATTTAACCAACAATTCATCTAATGTTTTTGGCCATACACGTACGCCCGGTCCATCCTCATGTTTTTCTTCGCCTTGATGTCCACCAGCAGATCTCTCACTATCGAGTCCAGCTTGGTCTTTGTCGGGTGGTTCCCGGCCAATGTTCCTACAGCTTTCGTATACACTTTTGTATACCACTGACTCTTGTCCAGGGATTTTATATCCTCCTTCCTGTAAAATTAAAATTTAATAATTTGTTACAACTAGTAAATTTTAATTTTTTACCTGTAAACTTTTAAGTCGTAGACATAGTCTTGCATTTGGACCTCCGCTTTCAATATCTTGGATTGCATGGCCATTTGTAGTGAAATATCGATAGATTGCTTCCCACTCAACAGCTGAGATGTCAGCTGCGAAAACTCGTCTTCGATGTCGGGCAACCCTCCTGCTTCTCCAGATTGCACTTCCACTGAGCCAGGCACAGCGACAAGTACTGTTTGAGTAAGCGCAGGTGTGTACGACGTGGATGTGGGTATCGTGGCAGGACACAAGTCGCATTTGCTCTTGAGAAGATAGTCCGGATAGTTGTCGAACATCGACAATGAATTGAATAAATTCCTCGCGGTCCTGCGGGACACAAATGTCCGAGACGTATCGGGCAGTGCTTCCCAGATATCTAACAAATGTTTCACGCGCCAGTTTTCGATATCCGGCGTCATTGTCGGATAGATCAGCGGTTGCAATTTCATCCATTCCAACCACACGTTCTCTCCCGTCTCCAGATTTTCCGAACACATTATCGATGCTGCTTGCAGCTGCCAATGGTTTAGTTGCACTATCGGTCTCCAACGCTTGGGATTCAACATTGACGCTACGAAATTTTCCACACTCTTTGTCAATTTCCACTGGGGTAAATGGCACATGTGAATTACTAACGCTATCAACGGCAGGCATCCCACATAGTCCGGGTTGTTGTGTTGGAACAGCGCTTCGGAAAAACTCATGAAGACCTCGAAATTTCGGATATCTTGTTTCGAGGATTTTAGCATTCGCGCGCCTAGTTTCACGACGGGCGTCTGATAAATCTCGTTTAATTCGTTTTCTTCCTCGTCCGAACTCACCAAAGTGACCGTCTGAGAAGAAGTCGGGCCGGTCGATATTTTCACCAATTCTTGTGGTTTTTGTTTCTTCTGCCGTGGTTCGTCCAACGAAAACCCCAGCACTGAGTTGTGTTTTTTCCGCAACATTGATTGTTTTTTTTTCGGTGTCGGTGGTGGTGTCAAAACGATATCTTCGTCCGCCGTCTTGTGCTCCGGTGTTTTTTGAATTGCTTCCATCGTGAATTTGGTCCGGTATATCTGAACAATTGAACACTTTGTCGCAAACTACTGCATCCACCATCGTCAATGCACTTTTATAATAAAATTATGAGAGGCTCCGTAAAGGTGTTTAAACAACTATTCACGCCAAAGCACGCACGAGTAATAAACTAGATAAGCGTAACGTGTTTATTTATACAGGTGGGTAGATGTGGAATGTGGCGCGTGGCACCTTACGACTGGTTACTTGTTCAA